AGGAGTACCTATTTAATGTCAGCATCAGATAACAAAATGATAACTGCTATATCAAAGATGTATCCAAAGCTTAATAAAAATCAAATAACAGCTTTTGTAAAGAAGAAGAAAAAGCCTGTTACCATAGCTAGTGTTACTAAAGTTAAGGTTGGTATAGTACCAGCTAAGAAAAAACCAAAAAAGAAGAAGAAAGCATAATGGCAAAAGAATTAACAGAAAAGCAACAGAAGTTTTTAGATGTACTGTTTGATGAGGCAAATGGGGATGTTACACAGGCGAAGCTACTTGCAGGCTATGCACCTACCAGTTCTACGTCAGACATCGTCAGAGGCATCAAGGATGAGGTTCTAGAGGCTACTCAGATGTTCATGGCACGTAATGCTCCACGAGCAGCTGTTGCAATGGTCAGTGGTATCAATGATCCTACAGAGTTAGGTATGAGAGAAAAGATGACTGCAGCAAAAGAATTACTTGATAGGACAGGCTTAGTGAAGACAGAGAAGATGCAAGTAGAGTCTACAGGGGGTGTTATGCTTATGCCAGTTAAGAACATACCACAAGATGATGAATAACAGAAGTATAGGAACTTGGGAATTACCCCAACCAACAGATTTAAAAGAAGATGACGAGTGGATTAAAATACCACGTATAGCTAGAACTGTACCATTTGGTTACATACAAGATGAGCAAGACCCTGAGACACTTAATCCTATAAAAGAAGAACTAGATAAATTAGAAATGGCTAGAAAATATGTGAAGCAGTATTCCTATCGCCAAGTAGCTAATTGGCTATCAAAACAAACAGATAGATATATTTCACATGTAGGACTCAGAAAAAGGTTACAGAATGAAAAAAGACGTAAGAACCAAGCTAGAAGCCTACGCAAGTGGGCAGAGTATGCAGAAGCGGCGATCTCCAAGGCGAAAGAAATTGAGCAAGAAAGAACCGGTGCAAAAGCCTACTCTTGAGTCTAAAGTCCAAGAAGTTGAACGTATAACAGAAATACCTATTGAGCAGAAGCACAATATTATTTTTAAACCAAATGACGGACCTCAGACAGAGTTTTTAGCAGCAGGCGAAAGAGAAGTACTATATGGTGGTTCAGCAGGTGGTGGCAAGAGTTATGCCATGTTAGCAGACCCATTGAGATATATGAGTCACCCATCATTTAGTGGACTACTACTAAGACACACAACAGAAGAATTAAGAGAATTGATATTTAAGTCTCAGGAAATATACCCTAAGATTATTCCGGGAATTAAATGGTCAGAAAGAAAAATGCAGTGGGTTGCACCATCAGGTGCGAGGTTGTGGATGTCTTATTTAGATAGAGATGACGATGTACTAAGGTATCAAGGTTTAGCATTTAGTTGGATAGGTTTTGATGAGTTAACACAGTGGGCAACACCATACGCATGGAATTATATGCGTTCTAGATTGAGGTCAGTAGCAAAAGACTTGCCAATATTTATGAGAGCAACAACAAATCCGGGAGGTAGAGGTCATCACTGGGTTAAAAAAATGTTTATAGACCCTGCTACATACGGAAACTCATTTGATGCTACAGATATTGAAACAACAGAAGTGCTTAAATATCCGTCAGGACATGCAAAGGCTGGAAGAGCATTATTTAAGAGGAGATTTATCCCTGCACGATTATCAGACAATCCTTACCTTGCAGAGCAGGGGGATTATGAAGCCATGCTCTTATCATTACCTGAACAGCAAAGAAGGCAATTATTGGATGGCGATTGGGATATTAAGGAAGGTGCTGCTTTTACTGAGTTTGATAGGAACGTGCACGTTGTTGAGCCTTATGATGTACCACATAATTGGATTAAGTTTAGAGCTTGTGATTATGGTTATGGTAGTAAGTCTGGGGTTCTTTGGTTTGCTGTATCACCGGCTGAACAAATTGTTGTCTACAGAGAATTATACGTTAGCAAAGTCCTTGCCACAGATTTGGCAGATATGATACTAGACTTAGAAGCTGATGATGGTGGCATGAGATACGGAGTATTAGATAGCTCCTTATGGCACAAAAGAGGAGACACAGGTCCTTCTCTAGCAGAACAAATGATTATGCGAGGCTGTCGTTGGAGACCGTCAGATAGAAGTAGAGGCAGTCGTATAGCTGGTAAGAATGAAATACACAGACGTTTACAGATAGATGAATTTACAGAAGAACCTAGAATGGTCTTTTTTAATAACTGCATAAGTACTATAGCACAGATACCGTCTATACCATTGGACAAAAAGAACCCAGAGGATGTAGACACATTAGCTGAAGATCACTTGTATGATGCATTAAGATATGGTATAATGTCAAGACCAAGATTTAGCTTGTTTGACTATGATCCACGAGGTGTACCAACACACTCTATGCCAGTGGCAGATTCTACATTTGGATATTAAGGATATAATATGGATGAAAATGATGAGATAATAGTAGAGAGTGAAGCAGTATCTCTAGAAGATTCTGAGGACACTAGTACTACAGATATAAATACAGCAAATATAATTCCTTTTATTATGGAAAGATACAATCGTGCAGATGATTATAGAGAGCAAGATGAACAAAGATGGCTAAGAGCCTACCGTAATTACAGAGGCTTATACGGTGCTGATGTACAGTTTACAGAAGCAGAAAAATCTCGTGTATTTATTAAAGTAACTAAGACTAAAACATTAGCAGCCTATGGGCAAATTGTTGATGTTTTATTTGCTAACAATAGATTTCCGTTGAGTGTAGACCCTACGGAACTACCAGAAGGAGTAGTTAAAGATGTTAGTTTTGATCCTAAAGAACCTGAAGAACTTCGTGGAAGCACTAGTTTATCAACCTCACCTTATGGCTTTAAAGGAGATGGTAAAGACTTACCTAAAGGTGCTACTGCAAAAACTTTGGAAGGTATGCTTGGTCCTTTGGAAGATAAGCTTAAAGATGTTGAAAATCTTAAAGCAGAAGTTGGTAAAACTCCCACAGCAGTTACTTTCAGTCCTGCGTTGGTTGCGGCAAAAAATATGGAAAAGAAAATCCACGACCAATTAGAAGAGTCAGGTGCAAGTAAACACTTACGTAGCACAGCATTTGAAATGGCTTTGTTTGGTACAGGTGTGATGAAAGGTCCTTTTGCTGTAGATAAAGAATATCCTAATTGGGATGAAGAAGGCGAGTATGACCCAACACTTAAAACTGTACCTCAAGTATCTCATGTATCTGTTTGGAACTTTTATCCAGACCCTGATGCAACCAATATGGATGAGGCACAATATGTAATTGAACGTCATAAGATGTCACGTTCTCAACTAAGAGCATTAAAGAAGAGACCTCACTTTAGAAGTGAAGTCATAGAATCTGCTATAGCAGAAGGTGAGAACTACACAAAAGAATCTTGGGAAGATGACTTATCTGACTATGCCGCAGATTATGGTGTAGATAGATTTGAAGTTCTTGAGTATTGGGGTATGTGTGATATAGAAATGCTACTAGAACAAGAAGTAGACATACCTAAAGAATTACAGAAATTAGACGAGTTGCAAGTTAATGTATGGATATGCAATGGCAAATTAATAAGAATGGTTCTTAATCCTTTCAAGCCATCTACAATACCATACATGGCTGCACCATATGAATTGAATCCTTATTCATTCTTTGGTGTTGGTATAGCTGAGAACATGGATGATACACAGACACTTATGAATGGTTTTATGAGAATGTCTGTAGACAACGCAGTGTTATCAGGTAATCTACTTATAGAGGTAGATGAAACAAACTTAGTTCCCGGACAAGATTTATCAGTGTATCCCGGAAAAGTGTTTAGAAGACAAGGTGGTGCTCCGGGTCAAGCAATATTTGGCACAAAGTTTCCTAATGTCTCACAAGAGAATTTACAGCTATTTGATAAGGCTAGACAACTTGCAGACGAAAGTACTGGACTGCCATCATTTTCACACGGACAAACAGGTGTGTCAGGTGTAGGTAGAACAGCTAGTGGTATATCAATGCTAATGAACGCAGCAAGTGGCAGTATAAAAACTGTTATCAAGAACGTAGATGATTATTTACTTAAACCATTAGGTGAAGGATTATTTAGATTCAATATGCAATTTGACTTTGACAGAAGTTTAAAAGGTGACTTAGAAGTTAAGGCTAGAGGTACTGAAAGCTTAATGGCTAATGAAGTACGTAGTCAAAGACTTATGCAGTTCTTACAAGTTGCATCTAATCCAGCTCTTGCACCCTTTGCTAAATTTCAATATGTTATCAGAGAGATTGCAAAAGCAATGGACTTAGACCCTGACAAGGTTACAAATAATATGGATGAGGCTGCACTACAAGCAGAGCTTATGAAACAATTCCAAGCACCCCTAGACAATCAGCAACAACAGCAACAACCACCCGCAGGTACAGACCCTATGGACCCCACAGGGGCAGGTGGTGGAACTATTGGAACTGGAGTAGCACCAACTCCGGGAGAACAAGGATTTACAGGAACACCTCAAAATGGACAACAACAACAACCACAGCAACAAGCAGCAAATACTCAGCAACCTCAAGCCAATGGTCAGCAATCTCAAGCTACTGAACAGCTTCAATGATTACGTTGAGTATTTAATAAGTCAGCAACACAAGTTGTTAGAACAAACAGACGATACTACCATAATGCATAGAGCACAAGGTGCTGTTACATTATTACGCAGACTAAAGAAACTTAGGGATGAAGTAAACTCAAACAATGGCTGATTTAAATGAACAAATGACTAGCTTACTAGA